GTCTTCTTCCTGACGTTCTCGCCGCGCGAGAGGTCCAAAAGAATCGAGACACCGTGTCGCAAACACGGATTTGGAGACAGAATGTCACTGAAGCAGACGAAGCGTGAGAAGGAACTGGCGAGCGAGATTCGGGCGATGACCTCTCTCGCGAAGGCGGCGCAGACCCGGGGCTCGTTCTCTGCCGCGGTGGCTGCTCGAGCGAAGATCAGCGCCCTCCGTACTGAACTCGCCCGGATGCGGTCGGAGCGCGAAGCCGAGGCGCAGTCCGACCCGGTGGAGCGGGTGCAGCGTCTTCGCAGGCTGGCGACGGAGGCCGGCTCCTACGTGGCCGCCTCCAACCTCTCGAAGCTCGAGCAGCAGATGGTGGAGGCCCGCGAGACCGCGGCGCGTGCTGCGGCTGGCGACGGCTTCGAGGAGATGTCGGACGCGGACCTCGTCGGCATCATTGAGGGCGCGATCCTGGCGCTCCCTGACACGCTGGTCATCCGGGTCCGTGAGGCCGCAGAGGCCCGGCTCGAGGGGCGCCGCCTGCGGGTCGTGGGTGGCTCCGGGTCTGAAGGTTGACCGCTGCCCCCTCCCTCTCCCGGCTGGCGAGTGCTGCCCATGCGCTGTCGAAGCGTGCCGCGTCTCGGCCCGTCGACCACATCGCCTGGCTCCCCTACCAACTCTCGTTCCTGGGCTACCACTCCGACTCTGTGCCGGTCCTGCTCCGGCTCGGGAACCGGATGGGGAAGTCCCTCGTCGGGGCGTCGGAGCTGATCTTCCGCGCTCGGGGCATCCACCCATACAAGGACGTGAAGCCCGGCCCGGTTCGGCTGGCTCTGGTCTGCTTCTCGATGGTGCAGTCCGTCGAGATTCAGCGCGTCTTGTGGGAGTTGCTGGGGGCAGAGAACAACGTCGATCTCGTCGAGGGCACGGAGTTCTCCAGCCGTACAGGGTTCCGCGGTCACCGCCCGGTGCTGATGTTCCGCAACAGGTCCGAGATCCACGTCTACAGCAACGCGCAGGGCGCGGGGGCGCTGGCTGGCTCCGAGTACGACTGGATCCTCATGGACGAGCCGCCCGCGCAGGAGGTGTATGACGAGTGCAGGGCCCGCGTGCGGAACACCGGGGGCAATGTCGGGATCACGCTGACCCCCATCAACGGGCCTCCGCTGCCGTGGTTGCGCGACCTTTGCGAGACGGATCGCGTCCACGACATCCACCAGCCGCTCACCGCGGAGTCGCAGGTGAGCCCCGTTACGGGCCTGGTTCGGCGGACGAAGTCGGGGCGACCGTGGGACGACGACTTCATCGCGGAGTTGAGGCGCAGCGAGAACCCGATCGACGCGCCGATCCGTCTCGATGGCGAGTGGGAGAGCCGCGCGGAGGGGCAGTTCTTCCGGTGCTTCGACGCAGAGAAGCACGTCACGGAGCACTTGCCAGTGACGGCTATGCCTCTGTTCCTGGGGCTCGACTACGCCGCAGCGGATCGCGAGCTCGGGATGTGCGCTGTGCTCTCGGGCGTGGAGACCTACTTCGAGACGGAGGGCGACGACCCATCCCGCAAGCGGTACCGGACCTATGCGGTCGCCGAGGTGGTGGTCCCGGGCACGACGACGATGGAGATGTTCGCGCGGCAGATCGTGCAGCAACTCCAAGACCTCAACATCCGTTGGGGCGAGCTTGACGGCGTGTTCGGCGACAACCCGGTCAAGTCGCGGTTCACTCGAGCGAGCAACCGGGAGTTGGCGCGCTGGATCTCGCGGCACATCCGCGTCAGCCAGAACGCGCTACGCCCTCGCATCTTGTCCGCCAAGGAGGGTGGTGGCCGCTCCGGTCTCCAGCGCCGCAGCAAGGACATCCGGTGTGCGTGGACCTACGGGGAGATCGCAGGCGACCGCGTCCGCGTCCATCCCCGGTGTGTGACGCTCACGAAGGCGTTGCAGGAGTGGGATTACGGCGACCGGCATCCCATGAAGGATGTCCTCGACGCTTGGATGTACGGCCTGCGTGACCATTGGTCAGAGGCCCGTCGATGGGGTAGTATTCCTGCGGTGACCTTTAGCTGAGGGGCGCGCATGTCCGTATTGAGCCCGCCGCCGCTGCCGAAAGAGGCGTCCGAGATCCTCCGGGTGGAGCACTCCCGGCTCCGTCGTCGGATCATCTACTCGATGCACGAGGGCGACGTGAAAGACCGGCTGGTCCGGTCGGTGGGTATCTCGCGGGCTGTGGCGTGGGCAGAGCGCCCAGACATGAGCAGCAATCCCGCCTGGTACGTCTCCACGCAGCTTGCGGGCCTGTACCGTGAGATCCCCGAGGTCATGCCCCCGGATGGCGCCGAAGAGGCAGCCGCAGCCATCGCGGAGGCCGGGTGGTGGCAGCTCGCTCAGCGGAACCAGCGGGACACCATCGCGCTTAACGATGGCTTCGTCCGCGTGGACGTGGACCCCGACACACGGGAGGCGTCGTTTCGGCTGGTGCCGCCCGACATGTGCAAGATCGTGGCCTCGCCGCTCCGGCCGTCCCAGCCGCTCGCCCTGAAGGAGTGGATCCCCGACCCGGACGACCAGACGAAGTGGGTGCGGCTCATCACGGACCCGCGGACGCGGACCTACATGGCCGCCACTCCTGAGGGCGAGGACGTGTCGAAGCGGGTCTTGGGCGGGACGTTCCTGGGCGAGGACTACCCGTTCATCGCCGACGGCGAGCCGGTCCTCCCCTACATCGCGTACCACGCCGCCGCGACGGGTCACGCTCTCGACCCGTGGACGGGCCGCGAGGTCTTCGACGGCACGCTCTCGCTCGGTGTGCTCTACACCTACGTCGGGCACGTCGTGCGAAACGTGGCGTGGGCACAGCGGTGGGCGCTCGGTGTCGAGCCTGCTGGATCTGGTGTCGACGCGGACGGCAACCGGATCGAGGTCAGCACGGACCCGGCGACGCTGCTGATGCTGGCTCAGTCCGAAGGGGCCGGGAATCCGCAGATCGGACAGTGGAACTCCCCGGTGTCGCCAACTGACGTGCTGTCCGTCGCTGAGCGGTACGAGCGGCGTCTTGTCGAGATGGCGCTTGGTCAGACCGGCGTGTCTCGTCGGGAGTCTGACGTGCGGTCGGCGATGTCGCTGGCTGTGAGCCGTGAGAGTCAGCGCGAAGCCCAGCGGGCATATACCCCGGTGTTCCGCCGGTCGGATACTCGCCTGTGTGCGCTCGTCTCGGGCCTGATGGGTCTGCCCACGAAGGGCTGGCGCATCCGGTACAAGGCGATCCCGCGCGACGCGGCCGAGATCAAGGCCGAACTCGACCGACAGGTGGGGCAGATCGAGGCGGGGCTTCTCGACCGCGTGACGGCCTACCAGCAGATCCACCCCGGACTGACGCGCGCCGAGGCAGAGCGGGCCGTCGCCGACATCGCCCAGACCAATCGGGCTTTCTCTCTCTGACCCAAAGGACGCGCCATGAACCCTCGATACCTCCTGATGTACTCCCCGGATGACGGTGGCGGCGCTGCTCCCGCGCCGGCTCCTGCCGCATCCCCCGCACCCGCGGCGGCACCCGCTCCCGCAGAGCGGACGGTGTCGCACGATGTCTACCGGCGGGTGGTGGACGCAAAGCAGGGGCTCGAGGCGCAGGTGTCGACCCTCAAGGACGAGGTAGCCACGCTGTCGGAGCGCGCCGCGACGGCTGACACGCTCGCCGAGCACTCGCGCGAGTGGCAGAGCAAGGCGGAGGCCGCAGAGGGCAAGTTCACCCGGTGGCGCGCCATCGCGGACGGTCTCGGTACGACGGAGACCGAGGCGATCGAGGCGGCGGAATGGGCGCACTCGCGGCTCCCCGAGGCTGACCGGCCGGAGATCGGCGAGTGGGCGAAGGCCATGAAGGCATCCCCCGACACCGCCCCGAAGGTGCTGGCCGGCTGGCTGGCTGGGGCTGCCGCCCCCGCTCCGGCCCCGGCTGGTGCCCCGCGGAAGCCCGCGCCCAAGAACCCCGCGGGCAGTGTCCAGCAGCCCGGAGCTCCGGCGGCTGTGAGCGCGGAGTCATTCCGTGCGGCTCGGGAGAAGGGCGCCCGCTCCGGCGACTGGTCGGACTTCAAGGCGCTGAAGAAGGCCGCGGGCTACCGGACGGCTTGACGCATCGGCCGCCGATGGGTACGCTATTCACGCAGCCCATCGGCTGGCCCCACGTCACGGGCCGAGCGGTCTCCCACGTCACGGGTAGGGCAGGTCAATACACCTGTTCATGTCTGACGTAGGAAGTACACAATGGCTAACGAAATTATCGTCTCGGGCATCGGCGACATCATTGCGGGCGAGGTCATGGCGGCCGAGTTCCTCATGCTGCTCGCCGACCGCGAGGACGGAATCCTCAACCACCCCGCGCTCATGCACGCGACCGCCACGAGCGCGAGCTCCAACGTCGTCCGCGTGGCTCACCTCGGCCTCGGTGGCTACGACCTGCTCTCGGCGACCACGCCGGGCTCCGAGGTCGCCAACACCGCATTCACGGACGGGAAGACGGACGTGACTCTGGCCCCCCGCGCCAAGGTCTACAGCCTGGAGGACACCGCCCGGTACGTCTCCGACGGCAAGCTCGACCCGGTCATGTTCGCGCAGGACGCGGTCATCTCGATCAACCAGACGCTCATCAGCCTGATCGCCAACGTGACCGACGACTTCACGAGCACCGTGGGCACCTCCGGCGTCAACGCGACCTGGGCCGACATGCTCGACGGCAAGACCACGCTGGGCGTCGCCAAGAACGCCGGGCCGCTGCTCTCCGTCCTGCACCCGCAGCAGTGGGGCGACCTGGAGACCGACGCGCTCAGCCTCGGCGTCCTCCCCGCCAAGAGCATGGGCGGCGTCATCATGGCCGGCATGGGGCTCTACAAGGGCAACTGGATGGGGATGGACATCTTCGTCTCGTCCGCCGTTCCCACCGCCAACGGTGGCGCGGATCGGGCCGGCGGCATCTGGGCTCGCGGTGGTGTGGCCTGGGCTGACGCACAGTTCGCCCCCGAGAACGACCCCAACATCGTCGACCTCGGCCGGGGCCGCTTCGAGCGTGACCGCAAGGGCACGTTCCTTGAGACCTCGTACATCACCTCCTGGCTCGCCGGAGTCAGCAAGGCGATCGACGGCGCTGGCGTTTCGGTCATCACCGACGCCTGATTCACATTCTCGGTGCCGGTCCCGGGTCGCGCCCTCGCGTCCGTGGGATCGGCACCGGGACCCGGCACCCCTCCCCTCAGCAACGGACGCAACATCATGGCCAAGGCACTCGGGATCTCCCGCGACGTAGGCGACGGCGCAACAGGCCGCTCGTACCAGCCCGCATTCGCGCAGCATCAGACCGGAGCGACGCACCCGTTCTGCGAGGTCATGGCACCGTTCGTGTTGGTCCACAACCCCATCCGGTGGACGGTCATCGCAGGCCGGTTGATCCCGGGACTGCACAAGGTCACGCTGGAGCCCGGCGTGAACCACATCGCCCGGGACCGCTCGGGCCGCGTGATGTTCTCCGCCGCGCGGACGAAGATCAACGAAGAGGGCCGCACGGTCATCCCCTACGAGTGGGGTCCCGGCGGCGAGAGCTACGTGCAGGTGGTCGACACCCGCCCCAACGGCGCGCGGAACGTCCGCGAGACGTACCTGTACGCCTGGGAGACGGCGGCGCTCGGCGACACCAGCCTCATCGTGGACGATGAAGCGTATTCGAAGTGGGCCGCAAGCCTCGTGGCCCCGGGCAAGTTGTCCGCGTGCCCGCCCTACATCGCCCGACGCCTCGCCGACAAGCTGTCAGCGAAGCTCGAAGAGAACGAGGCCCGCGCCGCCAAGGGTGGCGAGGGTTCCGGGGCCGCGAAGCTGCGGGCTCGCAAGCTCCGCACCGACCTCGAGGTGGTCCAGAAGGCCATCGCCAAGACCCCGCGCAAGTCGGCGCGCGGTCGTTCCGCGACGGTCACCCTTGACGACGGGGTGGCCTGATGTCCGGCGAGAAGCAGGATGACCGAAAGGTCATGAGCAACAACGTGCGCGACATGGTGGCGTCCGGCGTCAAGCCCGACAAGGCCCGCCAGATGGCTCGCGAGAGCATGATCCGGGTCGACCGGCGGCAGCGCGAAGAGGGCAAGCGGTAGACCCGCCTGCCACCGAGGGCCGGCATCCGCCGGCTCCCTGTCTCATTCAGAGTCACCGGCACAGCCCGGTAGGGAGAGTCCACAATGGCCAGCAGCAACCCCCGTCTCGCGGACGACTACAGCCCTAAGGGTCGGAAGGTCGGTTTCATCCGTCTCGCCGACGCTCTCGGCGGCGCAACCACCGACTACGCGGACATCCTCGTCGTGGACGGCGTGCCCAGCGGTGCCTACGGGCGCGACTCCGGCGCTTCCATGCTCGCGATCCGCAAGGACGCGGCCGACGCCGACAGCGTCCTGTACCAGACCGCAGATGGTGGGACGACGTGGTCCGCCGCCAGCGGTGCCGCCGCACTCGCCGACCCCGGTGACGCCGCCGCGATCCCGGTCACCCGTTCGGCGTCCATCGCCATCACGACGGCCGCCGCGGAGACGAACACCCTGGCGATCCCGACCTTCGTGGGTCAGGTCCTGCACCTCATCTGCGACGTGTACGCGGTGGGCGACCGGGTCGTGACGGTGGCCGCCAAGGTCAACCAGACCGGCAACAACACCCTCACGTTCGGCGCGGCTGGCGACTTCATCAGCCTGCTCGCGGTGCAGGAGGCTGGCACGCTTCGCTGGCAGGTCGCGGCGAACGACGGCGTGGGCGTCTCCACCGTCTGATCCCCTGAGTGGAGGTAGACCATGGCCAGCGGCGCCACCACATCGTCTCTGTCTGCTCGATTCCTCGGGCCTGACATGCTGGAGCGGGGACGCGCCAACGCGCTGTCGTGCCCGCTCTGGCAGGACGGTGCGCTTGTGGCGCCGACTGAAGCGGGGTCTACCGTCACCATCTGGGACGGGTCGGGTACCGTCATCGTGGACGCTGCGGCGGTCACGGTCACGGCCGACATCGCGGCGTACAGCTACACGCCCGCCGCTTCCATCGCGTATAGCGAGGGGTGGCGGGTGGAGTGGTCGCTCATCATCAGCGGCGTCGCCCAGGTGTTCCGCAACGACGCCTCTCTCGTGCGGGTGGTCATCTACTGCCCCATTGCGGACGCGGACCTGTTCCGCCGGGTGAGCTCGCTGAACCCCGCTGGGGACCACCCCATCAGCAGTCTCACGGACTTCCAGGACTTCATCGACGAAGCCCACACGACGATTCAGAACCGCTTGATTTCAGCCGGGAATCGTCCGAACCTCATCTCCAGCCCGTCTGCGTTGCGGGAGGCGTACCTTACGCTCGCGCTCGCCCTCATCATGGAGGACTTCCAGACGCGGTTGAACGACACGTACACCGAGCGGGCGACCGAGTACCGGCGGCAGTATGAGCGGGCCTGGGGGATCCTCCGGTTCAGCTACGCCCCCGACGATGAGTCCACCACGTCGGCGTCTCTCCGTCGCCGCTCCGCATCCCCCGCGGTGTGGCTCACCAGCCGGAGGCGTTGACCATGGCGGCGCTCACCATCGCAGAGATCCGCGGGCGAGTGGCTACGGCTTGCGCTGCCCTCGGCGGGTGGACGCAGAGCCGCGCTGCCCCCGGTCGGTTCGGAGCGGACACCGACCAACTGC